CCAGCGTCCAACAATGATTTACCTTTGTGACCGATGATGATTTTACCTGCTGGTAAATAAGGGTCACGGTAAACTTGGTAACGACCTGCTAATGAACCGATTTTCTCGATACCCATGTTGTATTGGTCTTGCTCAGGATTAGCGTTTGAAACGTGGAAGTATTCCAAGTCATCAAATACTGCAGATACCTCAGAAGATACAACAATCCAGTTAGCTCCACCTCTTAAGGTAGTTTTGTGGATTTGAGCTGAGATTTGGTTAATTTTAGTAACCAATGTTTGGTTCCAGTCTTTTTGAGTGTAACCAGCGTATGATGTACCACCATTACCGTATTTCCACTCATTGTAGTCCCATTTAGCTGTCCAAGCCGCACCTTTACGAAGGTCACGAAGGATTTCACGGTCGATTTCTGCTGCGATTTGTTCAGACAATAAAGCTGTTAATTCAGCCTCAGCATCGATGTTGTGGAATGCACTTACGTCTTGTGCTAATTCAGGAGACCAGCTAGCTCTTAACTTTCTTTCAGTTACAGAAACTGTTACTGATTCCAAGTCAAAAGATACTTCACCGATTTCTTCTTCGAATTCTAATGTGCTATATTCTCTCCAAGAAACTGTAATGTTCGCTAAAGCTAAGTCATTACCTGAGAAATTCGCTGCAGTATAACCAGAAGTTGTACTGTATGTTTCTACATCAACACTTAAGTAAATAACACCTTCGGCGTCACATATGTTGTTGTAATTACCTGTTCTACCAGCGGCTTTTGAACCGTATTCTACGATACCTTTACCATATTTCTGTGTTACCACGTTGAAATTTTTAGTACCGTTGTTTGTGGTTGTGTTACCAGCGATAACTACACCTAATGAAGCTAAGAATTCCTCAGTGTCCATTGGGTGACCGTTAGGTCCTGCAAGTTTACCACCACCATCAAATGTTGTGAAACCTGAAACAGCGATGATGAAACTTGATACGCTAGCACCTGACAAAGCTGCAGTAGATGTTGAAGCGGTACCTGAAGAGAAAGTAACAAACGCGTGTGGATTAACACTAATGGTACTGAAAGCACCTTTTGAGTAATCGAACAAACCTTGGTCGTTAGCATCACTACCTTCATAAAAACGGTCATATAAGTTGTTACCTGTATAACCAGTATTAGGGTCAGTTAATGAACTTGGGAAACCATAAGGTTGATAGTGTCCGTTACTTGCAGTTCTTTCTTGAATTTTAGGTACAAAGTAGAACAATTTACCGATTGGTAAGTTCATTGCTTGTACAGATACGATGTCGTTCGCTAACAATTTAGAGAAAACACGACGGATGATAGGGAATACTACAGTTTCGAATGAACCTGAAGCATCGGCTACAGCCGCTTCGTTGATTAGGTATGAAGCTTGGTTTTCATACAATTGTGCGATGTTGTCTTTTTGGTGACCGTTAAGACCCTCAAGGAATCCTAAGTCATCCCATTTTTTGATGGTATCTTCTTTGATAACACGTAGGTGCTTAAGACCAATGTTACCAACCATACCAGATTCTAATAATGCTCCCATTTTAGTATTGATTTTTAATTTTTAAGTTTATTTTATTTTTGACATCAAATCTTTCATTCTCTTGAATTGTGGATTTTCGTATGCTTTTGATTCCGACAATACTTTTTGAGAAGATGAAGTTGTTGGTGCCGTTGTTATTTTTTCAACCACTGATTCGGTCACTGGTTTTTTAGTGTCCAATTCAGTTTTTATAGAACTATATAAGTTCTTAGATTCTTTCAAGGTTGAGATTGAATCGAATCTTTTTAGGATATTTAACTTTTCTTGCTTGGTGGTTGAGTGTTCAGTAAACAAACGAGTAGCGTAAGCCAAGTTGGCGTTAAATACAGCAACTTCGTTCAACTTTTCTTTGAATAATACAAGAGCTTTCTTGTACTCATCATTTTGTTTTCTAAGTTTGCTAACTTCTTCGTTGATTTCTTCTCTCTTATTACCAGCGTAGAATTTCTTTTTGGATTTAATTCCTCCATGATATCCATTACCCATATTACGAGCAGATTCTTCAACATCACCTTCGATTGGTTCATCACCTTCTTCGTAAGTTTCGTCGACATATTCTTCAAGTGATTCATCACCTGTAGGTTCATCACCTAACAAAAGTTCATCATCACCCATTATGTCTTCTTCTACATCATCAAGTTCGATTTCGTAAATGGTCTCATCATCTGAACCTTCCTCTGAATAATCTTCTGAAAATTCTGAATCACCATCTACAGGTTCCATTCCGGGTTCTAATTCATCCATTTCATTTAAATCGAATTCATCGCCCATCATGTCTTCATCACCTAACTTGATAATATACTCATCATCACCATCAGACAATTCGATGTGGTCATCGTCCTTTTTAACAATAACACCATCCTCAGGACCCATAGCTTTGAAAACTTTTAAAATTTCGTCTTCATCAGCACCGGTCATATCAACTA